TTCACTGTTCGTTCCGCCACAACTGGCGGCTAATAGGTAGGAGTAATAGAATGGCCGATAAAAAGGTAAGTCAGCTATCATCCTTGGGGGCTACGGCCTCCGAGGACCTGCTGCTTGTGATAGATGATCCGAATGGTGTACCGACATCGAAGAATATGACTGTAAAGAATTTCTTCGGCGCGGTACCCTCTAATACTGTATTCAATTCTCGCGTTACTATCAAGGGTAACGCGACAGTCACTTGCTCCAATACGGTTGTCACATCCAATGTGAATATCACATCGAATGGGCTACTTAGAGTTAATAACTTTATTACTACACTTCGTTCGACGCCCGCTTCAAATAATGCTACGACTTCGGGGTATAGAACAGGTCAAGCCTTCTTCACTAACACGCATCTTTATATCGCCGTGAATGCGACTACATTGAAAAGGGTAGCTCTATCGACTTTCTAATAACATGAATATTATAGATGATAGCAATTTCGTATTGTATGCGGCCAAGCACTATGAGAATCCTGCCTGTATAGATGAGGCTGAATTCTACGAAGACCTTGGCCGCATACGAAATTTACAGAGATTAATGAGTCGGTATGTAAAGACTGGTGAGCTTAAAGATAGGTACATACTAAATCATCTCATAGCTCTCTATAATGTATTTGAGCGCGATGCTATGACAAAAATGCTGGTATTCAAAATGCGAGACCAGCTTCAATATCTAAAACCGTTTCTAGTTCTCATGGGCTACTGGCCTGAGCGAATAGAGGGTATAGGTAAGAAAAACGAGACTATCATAGGGTCTGATGTCGCAATGGACCCTCTTATAGTTGTGGTGCTGAGGAGAATCTGATGAAAGAAGATGCACCAGCTAATGCAGTCGGCGGCGGTAATATAGCTGGCGTCGGTGTGGGTCCTAAGGGCGAACCTGGTCGACCCCCGATGGCAATGCTTCGCCGCAAGCGAGTCGGGTTCAAGAAATTTATTAAAGATGGTGATAGAGTTTATTACAAGGCTCTTGGTAAGTATGTGCCCGCCGGCAAAAGCAGCTCATCAAAAGGTGGTGACGGTAACGGCAACGGGGAATAGATTGTGTATAATCATAATGATATAGTGATAGTTGGTGATAGTTGGTGTGCCGAACGTTCAAATTATGATCATTGGCCAAAGCTATTATACTCAGAATTAACAAATGATGATCAAAATATGCCTAGAGGTAAAGGCTATTCTGGTTGTGCGTGGTGGACAGTAAGAAAAAGATTATTAGCCGAATTCAAATTGTCTATTCCAAAACTAGTAATCATATGTCATACGGATTATAGCAGAATACCGAATGATAATGATATACCCATAACTATAAATGGTGCATTTATTGCTGCAAAAAGAAGTCAATTTACAATTGATAATACAATCTATAAAGCAGCCACTTCATATTATACGCATCTATATTCAAAGAATTTTCATCTATGGGCGCAGCAGCAATGGTATCATGAACTTGATTCTACTCTAGCATATCATAATATAGAAAAAGTTATTCATTTATTTGGGTTTCCGCCCGAAGGTAAGATGCATTTATTCAGAGCAGGTCTTACAGTTAAAGACCCATTGACTAGATATATTACACCGAATGATAATAGAAATAAATGGGATAATCATTTAACCCCTGAGGATAATAACAGATTAGCTTTAGCTTTACTGGAAATAATAAAAAATTACCCTGAAGGTGGTGGATTATATGATAAGCAAATAATGGACGGTGGTAATGATAATTATAAGAATTATTAAATTACTAATCTATCAGTGGAAAGTCAAGAGACGCATTAAGCAGTTAAAAAAGCAAGACCCGTTTATCTACTAACATGCTTCTTGGTATAAATGCAGATAATCACGATGCCAGTATGGCATTGATTGATCGGGGTAAAATACTCTGGGCTGCACACTCCGAACGATATTCTAGAGTAAAGAATGATAGTACTATCAATCGTCAAATGGTTGATGAGATGCTTTCATATGGCACACCAAAGACTGTAGTCTTTTCTGACAGACCGTTTCTTAAATCTACAAGAAAACTATTCTCAGGTGAGCGACCAATATTTTCAAATTACAAAGACATTCTCGCCTCTGTCGGCTTGAGCCACATTAAGCACGAATATGTTGGTCATCATAAAAGTCATGCAGCCGCAGGATATTTTACTTCTAAGTTTGATGATGCATCCATACTTGTAGTAGATTCAATAGGTGAATGGTCAACAGTATCGATATGGGAAGCAAGCGGCAACAAACTAAAGAAGGTTGTGAATTGCTCATACCCAAACAGTATCGGTCTTTTCTATTCAGCAATGACACAATACGTTGGTCTGAAACCTAATGAGGAAGAATACATTCTCATGGGTATGGCTGCATACGGTCGACCAATTCTTGTTGATAAGATGTTGAAAACATTTTTTGATGGTGTGCGACCGCCGTTTGTCAAACTAAAGCACAATTTACATAAAGGGTGTCTTTGGTGGGAAGAAGGTAAGACTGCTAATAATTTTGACATTGCATCATCCGCACAATTCATAGTCGAACATTATCTTACATGCACGGCTAGATGGATGAAATACAGACTTAAATCTGACAATCTGGTGTTTATGGGTGGTGTCGCATTAAATTGTGTGGCCAATAGTCTACTTGCTGAGATATACCCGAATATTCACATAATGCCAAACCCAGGCGATGCCGGTAATTCTATAGGTGCTTGTGCTGCATTACTTGAACAAAAGCTAGAGTGGAACGGACCATACCTCGGTACAGACATAGACAGAGAATTAGATATTGATGCGATAGTTAAATGTTTGCAGCGAGGTGAAGTTGTTGGTATAGCAAATGGTCGAGCAGAATTTGGGCCTAGAGCTTTAGGGAATAGAAGTCTGTTGTGCGACCCACGTGGCACAGACTCAAAACATAGAATGAATACTGTAAAAATGCGACAAGGCTTTAGACCGTTTGCATCAGCTATACTAGCTGAACACGCAAGCAAATATTTTAATATGAATAAACAAAGCCCTTACATGCAATTTGTATTCAAATGCAAAGATCAAAAAGCATTCCCTGGCATATGTCACGCAGATGGTACAAGTAGAGTGCAGACTGTTACTAATCGCAATAATATGAAATTTAGAGAATTGCTAGAAGCTTGGTATTCTGCAACTGGCTGCCCGATGCTTCTAAACACAAGTCTGAACATTAGAGGTCAACCTCTTGTAAATTCTTGGGATGATGCTGTCAAATTTCAAGAGACATATTCGATAAAGGTTTTCTAATCTAGCCTTTGACAAGTCGTGTAGTTTTGTATAATATAGGCTTATGCAACTACACATTGACCACAAATATCTCAGCATGTTGTCGCTGAAACTCAGCCTCTTCAAGAGAAAGAGTGATCGGCTGTACAATTTTCGCTGCCCCTTCTGTGGCGACTCTGAGCATAGTCGAACCAAGGCCCGCGGCTATGTCTATCAGAACAAGGGTATTCTCGTATTCAAGTGTCACAATTGCAGTCATAGCACCAACATGTCAAAGCTTATTGAACATGTTGACCCTGCGCTGGCGCGCGAATATCGACTTGAAGTGTTCAAAGAAAATAATGGTGGTAACACTGGTCCGAAGTTTCTGATACCCAAGCCGCAATTCAATGCGAAGCCAGAAGCTGAGCCGCGCCTTACTGATCTTGGTCTGGTGCAGATATCGAGTCTGCCGAACACTCATCGCGCCGTGCAATATCTTGAGGGTAGAAAGATTCCTCATGCTAGGTTTGATGATCTATACTATGCAAAAGACATGAAGGTTTGTGAGGCGCTGAATAGTGGCTACAAAGATCGGCTAACGTCAGATGAACGAATTGTTATTCCGTTTCGAAATCTAAACGGTGAGCTTACTGGCGTGACTGGTCGTGCCATGGGTAACAGCAAGATACGATATGTCACGGTTCGCATCAACAATGAGCCTCTTGTCTATGGGCTAGATCGTGTTGATGTGAGTAAGATTGTTTACGTGCTTGAGGGTCAGTTTGACTCGATGCTGGTGCCTAACTCAATTGCGCCTGGTGGTACTGACATGGTTCGCGCTTTGTCGTATCTTCCAGGCGACAAGGCCGTTCTGGTGTTTGACAACCAGCCTCGCAACAAGCAGTTGGTTGATCAGATGCAAAAAATGATTACCAAAAATATTTCTATGGTAATTTGGCCATCGACTTGGAAATATAAGGATATCAATGAGTCAGTGGTAGATGGGGTAGACCCCTCAGAGGTGGTGGCTCTGCTAAATACCTTCACCCACCAAGGGCTAGCTCTCAATCTAGCCCTTCGTGATTGGAAGAAATGTTAATGGAGGATATTATGGGTGGGCCGAAGGTCAGACTAATTTCTTATACTCAACCTGTGGAAGAGATTAAGAACCAGGGCATCTCAGATGCTCTGGAGCTAGTAGCATTTTGCGCTCGGGTGTCCAATCCGAGCAATCAGTATAATAGCGAGACTGCGGAGAAGCTGGTGCGATATCTTGTCAAGCACAAGCACTGGTCGCCTCTAGAGATGGTCGATGCTACGCTTGAAATTGAAACTACGCGAGATATCACGCATCAGATTATTCGGCATCGCTCATTCTCATTTCAAGAGTTTAGTCAGCGATATGCTGACCCGACGAAGGACATGCAGTTTGTAACACGCGAGGCTCGTCTGCAAGATAACAAGAATCGACAGAATAGCATTGAAGTTGAAGATCAGTTTTTGCAAGAAGACTTTGAGTCCAGACAAAGATTTTTAATTGAATATGCTAAGGAAACCTATACTTGGGCAATTGAAAATAACATCGCTAAGGAGCAGGCTCGCGCTGTCCTGCCTGAAGGGCTAACTACTTCGCGCATCTATATGAAGGGGTCTATTCGCTCTTGGCTCCATTATATTGAAGTTAGAACTGACCCTTCGACTCAGAAGGAACATCGTGAAGTTGCATTAGAATGTGCCAAAGAAATCGCTAAGATTTTCCCTAATATCGTCAACATCTAACATTACCGGAGGCACATATGCTGCTTGACCACCTTGGTGTGTCGATTGACACCTCACGCGACTCTTTACTTTCAGAATTCTCTCTTACTCTTTTGCGTGACTACTATTGTCGCAAGGATGAAGATACGCCGCAGAAGTCATTTGCTCGCGCGGCCGTAGCTTTCTCTGGTGGCGATCTTGGTCTCGCGCAGAGGATCTATAACGCGGCCTCCAAGGGTTGGTTCATGTTTGCATCACCTGTGCTGTCTAACGCTGCTCTGCCGGGTGAGAAGGTCAAGGCTCTACCCATTTCTTGCTTTCTGACATACGTGCCAGATACGCTAAAGGGTCTGATCGATCACACGGCTGAGCTACGTTGGCTATCCGTCAAGGGTGGTGGCGTCGGTGGTCATTGGTCATCTGTTCGATCTGTGTCTGACGTTGCACCTGGTCCGATTCCATTTCTGCATACTGTCGATTCTGACATGACTGCATATCGTCAGGGTAGAACTCGCAAGGGTTCTTATGCTGCATATCTTGATGTGTCGCATCCAGACATCATGGAATTCCTAACGATTCGCGTGCCGACTGGTGACGTGAATCGCAAGTGTCTTAATCTGCACCACGCCGTCAACATTACCGATGACTTCATGCGGGCCGTTGAAGCTGATGCTGAATGGCATCTGCGCGACCCGAATGATGATACTGTGCGTGAGACGATGCGCGCAAGAAAGCTTTGGGAGACTATTCTTGAGGTGCGCTATCGCACGGGTGAACCTTATCTAAACTTTATTGATACTGCGAATGCTGCTATGCCGCAATCGCTCAAGGACCTTGGTCTAAAGATTCACG